GAAAATCTTATCTAAGTAGATGAATGAAAACCTTTACTCAGTTCAACGAGCTCGCAAATAAGCCTTATAAGCTGTCTTCCCTGCAATCACGTAAGGGTGGATCTGAATATGAGTATGAATTTCGAACCGATCAGAAGCTAGATGGTGTGATTACATTTGCGGGAAGTGAACATATAGATGATTATGACGAAATGCAATGGAAGATTTCATTTACCATAGGTGGGTATGATGATGAAACAGGAAAGGGAGATGAGTTTCGTATCTTCGCCACAGTCATACAGGCAATACGAGAATTCATAAAGAAAGAAGACCCAAAGTATATGACCTTGATTGCACAAAAAACCAGTGGGGCAAAGGGTCGAGAAAGTCTATACGCCAGATTGCTTAAAAAGTATATGGGTTCAAAATATAAGATATCGGCAAACAAAGACGGCGAATTCACCTTCTTCGATATAGAAAAGAAATGAAAACATTCAGTCAATTCACAGAGAAAGCCACCTCGAAGTCCCAACAGCGATTGATGGGAATGGCCCTTGCCTATAAGAGAGGTGAAATGCCCGATGCACCAGAGGCAATCAAAAAGATAGCTGATGGGATGTCAATGAAAGACCTCGAGGATTTTGCAAAGACAAAACACAAAGGTCTGCCTGAAGGTTTTGGTCTATATGAAGGTACTGCTGTTCCCTTAGAACAACCTCTATTAGAGGCAGAGCCAGAATTGAATAAGCCCAGTCGTAATTCAGGTGATGGTAAAAAATACGTCGTATATGTCAAGAACCCTAAGACAGGAAACGTAAAAAGAATTCAATTCGGTGATGAGAAAGGTGGGCTGACATCTAAGATTAACGATAGAGGTGCTGCAGCATCATTTGCAGCAAGACATGCATGTGATACCAAAACAGATAAATTAAGCCCAGGTTATTGGGCTTGCCGTCTCCCTAAATATGCCAAAGAATTAGGCCTGAAGGGTGGCGGAGACTATTGGTGGTAAGGAGATATTATGGCAACGTATGAAGAACATAAAGCAACAGTGACTGAGGCTGTAGAGGCCAATCCCCCGGCGGGACTAGATCTCACCAATGAGGTCACAAAGCGAGGTATTATAAAGAACCTTGCTAGAAGTAGTTTCATGAAAGAGCATGGTAGAAAGCCTACTCGAGAAGAGATGAATGACCCCTTACCAGGAAAATAATGGTATTAGAACATTTTTGTCTGAGAGGGATGATTCTGAATATGTATGCATCGTGATGATGAAGATCGATGCGTAAAGATTTTAGAAGGTGAGGCATGGCAGCTTCAATTCGAGGATACTCTGCCTTACCTTTTAAGACCAGGTCAATCATTTGTTATTCGAAAGAATGAATACCATAGATTGATCAAGGGGATTGGTGACTTGACTGTACAAATAGTTAAGTTATAAATAGTAAATACAATTTTTTAAAAATTATGAGGTTTAAATTATGTTTGGATGGTTGAAGAAACTTTTTGGCAATGAAGAGAAAAAAGTAGAGGAAGTAGCTGCGCCTAAGGCTAAGGCTGCTCCTAAGAAAAAAGCTGCACCAAAGGCCAAGGCCAAGGCAGCTCCTAAGGCCAAAGCAAAGGCAAAGCCTAAAGCAAAGCCAAAGGCAAAAACGGCAACCAAAAAGGTAGCCGCAAAATAAATAAAGTTAAATCATACTCTTAAAGGAGAAACAAAATGGCTTCATGGGGAGATACAGACACTCTTGCAGATGCGCCAAAATACGTAACGCCTTCAATCTCTATTGATGCTACTGATGGAGATGTTGTGGTTCTTGCTGATGACAAGATTGTCAGCCCAGACCATGGCCTTAAGACAGGTGATCGTGTAACATACTCTACAGCTGGTACAGCAATCACAGGATTGACAAATGGAGATCTTCGTTGGGTCATTCGTCTTGATGACGATGAATTCCAACTTGCAACTTCTTATGCAAACGCCGTTGCTGGTACTCCTGTAGTTGGTCTCACAGTTCTGGGAACTGGTACTGCAGACACTTTCCGAGTAACACCAGATGAGAATTCAGAAACTGGTACGGTTGTATTTGTAGACGTTGCAGAAGCAGGTGTTGCTTCTAACGTAGCCAAAGGCCTTCGTAACCCAGGTTGGAATACTTATCGTACATATACTACAGGTGATGGTCGTACACGACACATCGTAGAAAATCTTGTAGCTATGAAGCGTGTTGCTGGTACTTCGACTGCTACAGTCGATGGTGGTGCAGGCGATGATGGTATCACTGGCGATACGGCTGTTGAAGATGTGACCGTTGCAGATAGCTAAAAATATTCATTTTTGATGTGATTCTTTATAATGCAATTGAGTGAATCAACCTTTCTTCTCTATGCCATGAAACATTATGAAAATCCTCACTGTTCTGAAATGTCAGAATTTGAGGAAGACATGAAACGGTTTCAGTATCTACGGAAATTATTTGGTAGATATCGGCAAGATAAAGAATTGAAAGAGAGGTTGATCCTCAATCATTTAATCATCATCTACAATGTATTTGGTCCACAGGCTACGAATATGTTGTTTATGAAATTAAAAGAATATCACGAATATTTAAAGCCTTTTGTGGAATATTTAAATTTCATGCCAAATATTCTGCAATACGATGGTCTCATGATCAATAAAGATAGTATCGTAGGTGATACTATCATAACAAATAGATTAAAGGAAATCTAGTGGTTGATCTTTTTCTAGTCTACTCGTTTATAAGAAAGCTAGTCACCCCGTTTAATAAGTGGGAGGCTTTTAAGCTGGGCATTATTGACGATGACGGTAAAGTACTAATCAAACGCAAAGATTTCACCAAGGCCAATCAGAAAAAGGCATTTGGCATCTTCGATGTCATGCTGCTCAATCTAAAGAAGCTTCTCGCAAAGGTGCCAGGAGGACAGTCTCGTCTGGCATCTTATGCTGCGGCACTTTGGTTGATCAAAGAATGGAATATGTTCACGGATTCCAAACCCCTATTGACAGAAGACGTATCTGATGATATAATAGAATCATCGGTTCGTAAATTTGACTTAATGTTTCAAGAATTGATGTCTGAAGTAGAAGAAGATGCTCCCAATATGAATGTAGGATCTGGCGCTATAGCAGGTATGGATGGTGGTCATATGTCAAAGGCAGCACAGAAGAAATGGGTTAAGAAAAACAAAAAGGATTCAGAAGAGATGAAAACCTTTAAAGAATTTGCCGAAGGCGATCTCGAAGAGATCTCAAAAGATCTTGCTAATAAATATGCAGATAAGGCCAGAAAAGACCGTAAAGGTATGAAAGGCCCGGCTGATTTGTTTCAGACAGATAAAGAATTAAGAAAACAACGTAATCGCACGAAGGGTATCAACCGGGCGATGAATCGAGAATATGGCCGTGGTTCTTATCAAAGAGCCAAGGGCAAGAAACCAATGTATTACGATAGAGATTTTAAGGGGTAAATAGATGGATAATGCTAGCCGTAAAGAAGTTTACGCTCAATTAAAGGCCGATGAAGGCTGTGAATATAAAATCTATTTGGATCACCTCGGATATCCTACATTTGGTGTAGGACACTTAATCACCGAAGATGATCCAGAGCATGGCCAAGAGGTTGGTGAACGTGTTTCAGAAGAGCGTGTATTTCAGGCGTTTGATAGAGACCTCGAGGTGGCTATCGGCGAATGTGAAATTCTCTATGGGGGAGCCTGGGAAGGTCTACCAGAAGAGGTTCAACAGGTATTGGTCAATATGATGTTCAATATGGGCCGTCCTCGTCTCTCTGGTTTCCGTAAATTTAATGCCGCAATTATCCAAGGTGATTGGGCGACCGCAGCTATCGAAGGGAGAGATTCTCGGTGGCATAAACAAGTAACAAATCGTGCAGAGAGATTAATGCACAGACTGGAGCAAATCTAATGAAAACTTTTAAAGAGTTCTCCCTCAACGAAGATATTTTTAAATTAAAGAATTTCAAGGATCGTGATCGCAAAGGTCATGAGGCCTATTTGGATATCGAAATTGTTAAGGGTAATACCAGTAATAATTTTGATGATGATTTCGGTTTCAATAAGCAAGAACTAGGTGTTATGGATAAGGTTATTAGTAAAATTAAGAATATGCATATTTCTAGTTTTGGTGGTAGTAACACTGGTCCTTCATCTATGGAACTTTATGGTGATGAGGCTTCTTTAAAGAAATTTGTATCAGATAAAAATGTACAAAAGATTCTTAAAAAATACAAAGCTGATGTCTCTGGTCCGCATAAATCATAAATAATCAAATAATCTACTAGGAGATAGAAATGTCTATTGAAAACATCGTAAAGAAAGCAATGGAAAATGATCCATTAGCCCTTAAGGCGGCTTTCGAAGAAGAAATGAATAGCCGACTTCAGTCTGCGATTGAAGCAAAATATGAGCAGATGACCGAAGGTAAGAAAAAGGTAGCCGAAGAAGAAGAAGAAGATTGTCCTCATTGCGAAGGCATGGGCTATCACGAAGACGAAAACGGTGATAAGATCGAGTGCCCCGAGTGTGACGGTACTGGCAAAATCAAAAAAGAAGTCAAAGAATCAGTCATTGTTGAAGGTGAGCACGAAGACGACGAAGACGATGATGACGACGATGATCATGAAGAAGATGAAGAGAAAATGGCTGCAGAGATGGTCAAACTTCACGCCGGTGGTTGTGGCAAGCATGAAATGTATGCCAAGATGAAAGAAAAATATGGTTGCAGTGAAGGTAAATTCAAAGGCCTGTACGCTCAACACTGTAAATAAAATATAGAATTATATTATGGCTTATTTGAAGCTAATTTTATTATTCTCCCTTCTGGCTGTGCTTGGTGGTGGGTATGCCTACCACCAGGTTACAGTATCCAATCTTGAAGCGAAGAATGCCCAATTAGAGGCAAACAATCGTACACTCAAAGAAAATCAAGTCCAATTAGAGCTTGCTGTCAATACTGCGCAAGCATCTCTCAAAGCAGCAGAAGAAAATGCCAAGAAACAAGGTGAGGCAATGAACAAGCTTACCTTGGCGAATAACGAGTTGGCAAAAGAGAAATCGAATTATATGAAGGTCTTTAAGGACCACAACTTGACACGTCTTGCTCGTGCTAAACCGGGTATGATTGAGACGCGAATTAACAATGGAACTGAAAAAGTATTTAGGATGCTAGAAGATGATACAAAAGAACTTATGGATGCTGATGATAGCGACACTCCTGCTGACGGCATGCGACCCGAACAAGATATTCGGGACGAGAGTAACCCCAATGATGGGGCCAGATGATCCTGCCGATCGAAAGACCGTAGAATATAATCTATTCAAACCTAATGTGGCCATTGCTGGCCAAGAAGCCGCGCCGGTAGAAGAGGTGGCAACCGCGCCTTCTTCTTGGAATGGTTGTATTGCCTGTCATGGTATGAAAGGTGAAGGTGGGGTCGGTCCTGCTCTTGCTGGTCAGACTGCTGATTATCTAAGACAGCGACTGAATGCATATAAGGCAGGTGAACGTGTGGGCAGACAGAGTGCCATGATGTGGAGTCAAGCCGGTATGCTTACACCTATTGACATTGATGAATTATCGGAGTATATTAGTGAAACTTTTAAGTAGTGTTATTATTGTTGCTCTCCTGCAAGGATGCTCTTGGGTGCCTCGCCTTGAGTGGGGCCCAGAACAAGAATTTATTCCACCAGAACCTCAAATCGTAACTGTAACTGAAAAGGTACCTCTACGCATTTATCAACCACCTCTTCCTCAAGAGATTGATTTACTCAATGTAAACTTCTTTGTTATCACCGAAGATAACCTAGAAGAACAGATCAAGAAGATCGAGAAAATGCTTGACGGCCAGTTTGTCGTCTTTGCTCTTACCCCTGATGGTTATGAAAAGATGGCTGAGAACTTCCAAGAGGTCAGACGGTATGTTCGACAACAAAAAGAACTTATTCTCTACTACAGGGAAGCTACGACAGAGTCCGAAGGAACTACTGCCGAAGAGTGGTTAGAGCATAACGAAGAGCAAAATTAATTTTCTCTAAATAATCCTCTGTTAATAAATAGGTATGTTGACATGTGTTCGGTGATCACGTTAACAAGAGGAACCCCCAATGGATCAAGAATTGAATGATCTGAAGGTGGATATCGCCATTATCAAAAAAGATATCAAGCAAATTGAGAGGTTCTTTGATAAGGTAGATCATGTTGTTGATGAAATGTCTGAAATAGCTAAATTACTGGCGGTACAACAACAGCTCCTGGCCAATTTTGATTCTAAATTATCCTATACCGATCAACGACTGGCCGAGGCAAAGAAAGAAAGCCTCGAAGGACGACTAGCCCTCAAAGAACAGCTCGATGATTTCAAAGAAGAATTTGCTGAAGATATGCAAGATAGAGTGAATACTGCTCATAAAGATCATGCAGCCCTTGCAAATGAGGTGAAACTCTGGAACGAAAAGCGGCATACACAAATGCTGGCCCAGGTAACCAAAATATCTGATGAGATGGAAGAGCGCGTCCGAAAACTAGAGCAATCAAAATGGTATGCTCTAGGAATGATCGCTGTCATCATATTCTTTGCAGGACCAGGGACGACCAATCTTTTAGAACTTTTTGGTTGACATCTAGCCGTCATTGTGATATGATAGCCCTCTCTTAAAAACATACCTATACATTATGGTTGATTTCGTTGATTTGCATCACGCTCAGGCCTTGGGTGCACGGCTAGATCGGTTTCGTATACGATCTACCAATCCCTATAAGATAAACTTCCGATGTCCCATTTGTGGAGACTCACAGAAATCTCGTTCCAAGGCCCGGGGCTGGCTTCTCGAAAGAGATAATAAATTCTTTTACTATTGCCACAACTGTGGCGCCAGCCATTCATTTGGTCATTTTCTCAAGACTATCGATGTGTTAGCTTACAATTCTTGGGTCGCCGAGAAGTATGTCAAGAAAGCATCTGATACTAAACCATTATCGGAGCATTCATTTTCACCTCCCGTCTTCGATAAAAAAGATCCATTAAAAAAGATCAAAAAGATCAGTCAACTCCGGCATGATCACCCGGTGAACTCCTATATAAAAAAGAGGCAAATTCCTACGAATCAACATTATCGGATCTATTACGCTCCGAAATTTAAGTCGTGGATCAACGAGACGATACCCGACAAGTTTACCAACGTAGAAAAAGACGAGCCCCGTTTGGTGTTGCCTTTCCTAGACGAAGATAAAAAGGTCTTTGGAGTCTCAGCCAGAAGCTTTGATCCTAATACCAATCTTCGTTACATCACTATCATGTTTGAAGAGAGACCAAAAATCTTTGGACTTGATAAGGTGAACTTCAATCAGACATATTATGTCGTTGAAGGTGCAATTGATAGTTTCTTTCTCAGTAATGCAGTGGCCATGGCTGGTGCTGATGGGAATACAAAGGGACTTGAAAAAATCGAAAATGCTGTATTTGTATTCGATGCTGAACCTCGTAATCGAGAGATTCATATGAGGATGGAAAAAGTGATTAACTCTGGCCATAAGATCTGTATTTGGCCAGGCAATGTATTAGGAAAGGATATTAACGAGATGTTTCTTAATGGGGCAAATGTGGAATCAATAATAAAGGCAAATACCTATTCTGGCCTCGAAGCCAAGCTCAAATTTACATCATGGAGAAAGCGATGAAAGCAAAACTACTCAGCTATTCTCAAGCAGCAGAAGGTGAATTCGGAGAGCTATCCGACATTCAAGATCTAGTAGCCTACTGCGCTAGAGTATCCAATCCATCTAATCAGATGAATACCGAAACATCTGAGAAGCTTCTGAACTATCTGGCAAAGCACAAACATTGGTCGCCCTTTGAAATGGTGTCCGTCTGTCTTGAGGTCGAAACGACCAGAGATATTGCTCGTCAGTTGATACGACATAGAAGCTTCTCATTTCAAGAATTCTCTCAGCGTTACGCAAATCCAACCGAAGATTTAGAATTTGTTGTAAGAGAAGCACGATTTCAAGATCCAAAGAATCGTCAAAATAGTATTGAGACTCAAGATCAAGTATTACAAGTTGCATGGGATGCCAAGCAACAAGAGGTAATCGAGTCTGCTAAAGACGCCTATAATTGGGCAATTGAAATGGGTATTGCCAAAGAGCAAGCCCGTGCTGTCCTACCAGAAGGCCTTATGGTCTCACGGCTCTATGTCAACGGAACTCTTCGATCTTGGATGCACTATATAGATCTACGAAGTGCAAATGGAACGCAGAAAGAACACATCGAATTGGCCCAAGAAGTCGCTCGGGCCATCCACTTGATATACCCTACAATAGACAAATACGTCAATAGTTGAGGATTAGATTATGGCAAGAAAAGATAAGGATATAGTCTACTTGATTCCCGAAGGTCAAACTAGGGAGTCTCACGACTATCATTATACAGTTTACAAAAACAAAAAGTACCCTGAAAAATTTAGACAGAAGAAGTTCAACCCTGTGTCGAGGAAACACGAGTGGTTTGTGGAGGTAAAGAAACCACCTCATTCAAAATAAGGAGATTGTTATGCAAGATCGCGGTGAAAGGATACAGAAAAGCGAAAGGGCAAGGAATAGAAGAAAGGCCCACCGAATAATTGTTGAAACAAAAATGACGAATCTTTTTGAAAAAATCAGGCGAATGAAGAAG